CGTATAATTATCGATCTTTCCGTCAGCCCCGACCTGAAATCCGAAGCGGCTGAAAAGATTGGCTTGCCCTGTCATGCGGCTGCCTCCTCGACTTTCCGGGCGCAACGATTTGCAAAGCCGCGCAGCAACGCTTAGTATCAAATGTTATGAGCAAGACCTACACGCCGGGCGCGGACGCTGACGCCATCGTTGCCCGTCAAGCCGGGAAAGGTTACGCCGCGACGCCCGATGAGGCGGGGCGCGTCAGCACCGATGAATTGCTCGCCGATATTCAACCAACGCTTGGGGCTCTGCTTGCCTGTCACGCACGCGCCCGCCTTTTTAGCGAGGAGATCGTGGACCGCCCCTGGAAAGACCGTCCACTGGGCAAGGACATCGAATAACGATGTATCTGCCCGGCGCGAACGCGCTTTCGATGCTCAATCCGCGCACAACCTTCAAGCCGTGATCGGCCTCACTCGTGCGTCGGCGTTGAGGATGCCGCGCATGACTGGTGAGGACGAGGAAAGCCGGAACGTCCGGCCGGCCCTCAGCGTGGCGCCAAGCTGATGGAAGCTCGCAACCGCGTGGCGCTCCCCAACTTGGCCGAGTGAAGCGACGCGTCCGCCGGTCCAGGTATTGCCCCCATCGTCCGACCAATCGAGCATCAGCTTGGGGTTCGCTGCCAGGGGATTGGATCCCGTGATGCCGGCGCCAGGGATGATATCGACGTCGAGCTGGTCCACGATCAGGCCCTTCGGGAAGGCGTGCAGCGGCGCCGATTGCGCCAGAAAGAGATAGGGATTGCCGCTTTCGGTTTCCGAGGTATCGTCAAGCGCGTGCATGCTCGCATCCTGGCTCGATCCGACGATAACCTTTCCATTGAAAAACTCGAAGCCTTGCGCGAACCAATTCGAGAGGCCGCCGCTCACGCGCTCGTGCCACAGCCCGGTGGCGAGGTCGAATTCCCAAGTCCAGTAGGGGCTGGTCACGGCGTAGAAATCGTGGCCGTTGAAGTGCGTGTAAACGGCCCGCAAGCCCCGCCGCTCGTCCCAGGTCAGGCTCGAAATGGCACGCTCCAGCGAATGCGTCGAGATGCGGACCGGCTCGGAGGCCGTGAGCTGCCGGACCATGCCGTTTTGATCGACCCACATCAGAGTGTCTGCCACCGTCGCCACGGTTTGCCCGGCGATGCAGCCGATATCGATGTAAGCGCGGATCGGCGCGAAAGCGAACGGCGTGGTGCCGGCGTCCTCCCACATTTCGAGGCTCTCCTCGCCAAGAACGATGAGCGCGCCGCGATGGGTTACGATGCGCCGGAGCCCGTCGGACCGGCTGGAAGCGGTGGCGTAGGCCAGAGCGTTGACGGTCAGCGCGTCGTTCAGGTTGGTTTGAAAAATGCGCCCGTCGGGAATGGAAAAAACGAGATACCCATCGAGAAAGGTGACGCTATTCGGCGCGGGCAAACTCGAAATATTGGGCTGCGAGATCGTGTTCGTCGCCGTATCGAGGACGTAATAGACGTTATCGGCGACGATCCCGATCTGTGGGCTGGTCCGCTGATTGGCGGCCATGATGACCATGGAGCTGCCGGCAATCGTGCCCGAAACAGGGGTGGCAACGCCTTGATCGTTGAACAATGCGGCCGCCGTGCCTCCCAGCACGTAGAGTCCCTGGCCATAAACGTAAAGCATGCCACGGCAGGGGCCATTGAGACCCGTCGTGCCGGTATCGAAGCGCGAAGTTCCCGGCACGCCGTAGATGGGCAGTGGCGATTTCGCCGCCTGGCCAAGCGCCTCCGGATAGCCATTCAGGAGGCGCTGGCACGATCCGAACCCGCTTTTGTCGGGGTTCGACGTATGTCCGAAATCGACTGCAACCATGACGTGGCCCCTTGCACACTGTCATGGCCGGGCTTGACCCGGCCATGCAGAATAACGGTTGGACGATGCAATTTTCTGGATGAGCGCCCGGCTCACCGGAAGCCGTAGCGGCGAAGGCTCGGCATCCAGGTCAGGCCTGTGTCCTGGCCGGCCCGCGGCGCGATCACATAGTAGGCCAGCAGCGCTGCGTAAGCTTTCTGCGCCCGTTTTTGCGTCGCAGGCAGCGCTTCGATGCCGCTCGCGGATGCGAGCTCCACCGCGAGGATCGCCTTCGTGCCTTCCACGAATTGAGCCAGCAGCGGGAACGCGTCGTCGAGGCTGAAGGACAACTCCTCCGGGGCAGGCGGCGTCGAGGTATCGCTGGGGCCGTAAGGGGGATAGGCTCCGGTGGTGTCCGTCGCGACACCGTCTATGAAGTTGCTGGTGAGCAAGAGGCCATCGGTCTCTTGGATGGGCGGGTTCGGGCCGCCGGGAAAGATGCCGTCGGCTGCCCAGCCGTTCAGCATGTCATTATACGCGGCAAGACCGGCCTGAGCCCGGTCCGGATCGAGATCGGCGCCAATCGGCAGCAGGCCGAGCCGCTGATAAGCGCCGGCGACGATGTCACGGGCCGTTGTCATTGAGCACCTCGATAATCGCGTGTTTGAGCTGGGCCTTGGTCCAGCCGGACCCGAAGCGGATGCCGCAGTCGGCAGCGACCTGCATGAGGCGCTGCTTCGACATGCGGTCGAGCTTTTCCTGGTCGGTCAGCTCCTGATCGGGGCCGGGCTCCGGCAGCACCACACGCGGCGTTTGCGGAGGCGGCGCAGCGCTTTCGGGGACGGGAAAGCGCTGCCAGCCTTGGCCGGCTGGCACCTGACCGGGACGATCGAACAGGCGCGCCTCGCCGGCCTTGTACATCCAAAGGCGCGAATCGCTGGACATCATTGACCTTTCATGAGGCCAACGGCGACAAGCGTCGCCCTGATCTCATTCAAAAGCGTAATGATCGCCTGGGCTTGCGTCTGGGTAAAGCCGAAAGGGCTGGCGTTGGTCGGCGCCGTGGTGTCGACAGCCGCTTGCGCCGCACCGGAGCGCTGCTGCACTGGTGCCACGTTGTAGAAGGAGATAGAATCGCCAGAGCTTTGGCCAAGCACGGTGCTGTCGGGATTGCCGTCGGAAAGCTGTTTTACGGGCATGGGGATACTCCTGAATTGCGTGAAAAGGGCAGGGAGCGTCATCCCGGAACGGCGCTCGCGCCGCATCCGGGATGACGGGCATGTGTTAGCTCGAAGCGCCGGACAGGCGGGTGGCGAGGTCCGGATAGATCGGTTTCACGCCGTAGAGGATGTCGAGCCGCCACATGTTGATGTCGTTGATGATGTCGTAATCGCAGATCACGCGGATCGAGAGGCCCTTGTAGTTCTGCCGCGCCTTCTTGATCGCGCCTTCGGGCAATTCCATCGGCACCATGCAGAGGGCGAAGGCGTTCTCGTGGAAAACGAGGTTCTGCGGATAGGAGGTGCCGGCCGTGCCCATGAAGGTCAGCGCCGCATTCTGCGCGGGCGCTGCGCTCACCGTCTGATATTGGCCAGAGACGATAATGGCCGGGGCAATGGCGATCGCGTCGGCCGTGCCAGTGGCGGTGACCGGAGCGCTCACAACGAATTGCTGCAGGTAGGGCAGAACCTGCTTGGTGACCGGGTTTATGGCATAGACGCCGGCAATGGTGAATACATCGCCCTGATTTAGCGTCGCGCCGGCCGTCAGCCCGTCCACAAGGATCGCCGTCTGGTTGGTATTCATCGACGCCAGATAGGTGGTAACCCCGGTGTTCGTCACGCCGTTCGCCGACGCCGTTGCCGAAATCACCGGCGTGCCCGCATAATTACCCACAGTATAACCGACCACGTTCTGCGACGAATAGCAGTCGCAGTTGCCGACCATTGGCAGCTTCGACTTCTCCAATGCAGTCCGGGCGACGTCCGGCACATAAAGGCCGGTGAAGCTCGATGCCATGCCGTAGAAGTCCGCCGGCGACAGGCACGCAGCGCGGGGCGCAGGCACAGCCATCTCATCGAGACGCTGCGGGCCTTTGATGAAGGACTTGTAGCCCGAAAGCGTCTGGCCCGGCGTGCCCACCCAGTTCCACACATATTTGTACATCGACAGAATGTCGAGATCGACCTGGTTTGCCAGTGCGATCATCGGGTGCTTCAGGTAGCGCTCGGCGAAGCGGTCGAGCAGGGCGTAGGCATCGCCCGCACGTCCTGCCTGAATCGCGGTCTGCGCGCCGAGATAGTCTGCGTAGTCGGCCAACGCTTCGCCATTGCTCTTTGCGCGGCTCAGGTTGCTCGATGCCTCGGC